GAGTTCTCTTAAACCAAGGTTTAGGATTGAAATGATGACGCCGGAAACTTCTTATAAAGAGTGGAAACAGCCACATCATAGATGATTGCAACCTGCTTACGGGGGATGCCCTTCTCCAGCAATCGCCGCATTTGCTGCCATGTTTCTTTCTGGTATTTAGGCCGACGCCCACCTATTCGACCTTCTGCGCGAGCTGCATCAAGTCCAGCGCGTGTACGTTCAACAATAAGTTCACGTTCCATTTCTGCCAGCGCCCCCATTACGTGAAAGAAAAAGCGCCCCATTGGTGTACTGGTGTCGATGGAGTCAGTGAGACTCCGGAAGTTAATGCCTCTGTCACGCAGCTCTTCCACCAGCACAACTAAGTGACGCATGCTGCGCCCAAGACGATCTAACTTCCATACGACCAGGGTGTCACCTCTGGAAAGCATACGAAGAACCTTTTTTAACCCAGGGCGTTCAGCCTTTTTGCCGCTCGCCTTGTCCTCAAAAATTAGCTCACATCCTGCGCTTTCAAGGGCATTTCGTTGTAAAGCAGTGTTTTGTTCATTTGTTGATACGCGTACATAGCCTATTAGCATATTTTCTGCTCACTATCGTTATTTATAGCAAGCTGCTGATTTTAATTAACAAAAACCAGTATGTGTGGAAATCACAAAGTACATACCGTTTCCCAATGAGATTTAATTCACTATTGAGGAAATAGTTATGTTTGATTTCACAATAATGCTCCTCTCCATCCTTGGCGGGGTGCATTCGTTTCTGAATGGGGTTCGTGAAAAACGTTACGAAGCGTCATGCAGGCAATTGATGGCCGAGTGTATTGCTGCCGTACTTGCAGGCTTTATAGGCATGTATTTCGCGGAATATAAGGGTATGGATGAAAGTCTTCAGAATTGCGTGACTATTATTTGCAGCATCAATAACAGGCTCATTCTTGAAAAGTCACAAAGGATTATCGATTCGTACCTCAATAGAAATGCCTCTTAAGCAACAAATGACCGGTTGAGAAGTTACTTTGCATACCATTACCTCCTGACAACGTAGGAGGGAACTTGTGCTTGACACACAGGAATTAGCTCCAGTTGCTATTGCGCTCCTGCTTTCAGTAATTGGTGGGATAGGCACGTTCCTGATGGATGTCCGAGACGGTCGCCAGTCTGGTAATTTGTTGGGATTGGTTACGGAGATCTTTGTTGCAGTGACAGCTGGCGCGGTGGCGTACCTATTGGGGCAACACGAGGGCTGGGAGTTATCAATTACGTACTTAATGGTAACGATAGCCAGCAATAACGGTCATGAGGTGATTTCAGGGATGAAACGAGTGAATATCGATAGCATTCTGAATGTTCTTACAAGTTTGGTGAAAAAGGGAGGCGGGAAATGATTGGCTGGGGTGTATGCGTTCTTGCGTTAGCCTTAGCCGATCGCTATTTGCTAAAACGCAAGGACATCACACATTTAGAACTTGGTGATGTGGAAATTAAACCGGGTTTCATCCGGGTGCCGTTCAAATACCGGTCTAAATTCCCGTTTTTGCGCGGCGCAACGGTCAGATATTGGATCCGCGATGTTCAGAAGCCGACGACAGTGATTGAAGGCGAACAACGTTGTTTGACGTCGGCTGAACAGGGCGAAAACAGTGAATGGTTGTACATACCCACTGAATATATGGGTAAAGGAGAGCGACTGTGGCATTTCAACGTCATGGTTACGCATGGCGACTCGTTCATTAACCCGTTGTATCGGATTTTCCCTGTTACTCAGCAAATCCGCAGAAGTTACGTAATAAATCTCGCACAGGATGTGTCAGATGACGAAAAATAAGTATGCAACGGTCGATTTTGACCAGGTTAATGAAAAGGGGCTGAAATCCCTTATCGCGGCGATCAATAAAACCGGTGTTACGGTAATTGAGGTTGACTCCAGCAACCGCGCAACAACGAAAGATGGGGTTAAAGTTAAAACCGCAAAGCTGGTTCTTAACGACGGACAAATTCTTGCCATACAGGTAAACGATACTGGCGATATATCGGCAGTGAAACTGAATGGAAAAGCTATTCCTAACGCACAGTCGCCAGATATCAAGACGCTTGGTACCGTCATGGGGCAAGCGGCCCGCAAAAACTCCGCAAAATTCCAGAAATCACTGATCGCCAAAGCGAAGCGTGTTGCTAATCCGGTAGACAAGAAACCAGCAGTTAAATCCAACTTTCAGCGCCTGCAAGAGGCAAAACAGCGGAATGCTCAGGTGGTTGCCGCTTATAAGTCCGCGCAGAACTCGGTGTCTTTCAATCAACAGCAGATCACTGATTTGCGGGCGAAGCTGGATAAGGAGACAGGCCGACTCAATAACGAAAAGGCCCGAAATGGCGAACTCAAACGCCGTCTTAAGCAACTGAAAGCAGGAAATTAACATGGAACAGTTCAATATCAATAAAGGGGTGACGATCAAACCTGGGCTTGACGTGCTTCCCCCGCCAGTGACTGATGATGAATATCGCGCATTAATGGCCGGTGAGGACCGCTATCTGATGACGGAATCCAACACCCTGGAGGAAATCGAGGCTACGTTCTTCTATGACACGCCGATCCACTGGTGTGCTACGGATTTACTGGAGGCGATTAGTTCTACTCGTTTGCAGTTACACCGGACCATGCAGGCATTTGTCCGGGCATTGAACCAGAAGCTGAATGGTACCGGAATCTCTGCGGGGAGTGATAAAACGGGGGATGTGGCCCAGAGCGGCGCGCGCGCGATCGGCGGCGCTGAAATTGGCCGGGCACGTAACGTTAACGGGCTGCCAGTCCTGCCAGCCATTATTCCGCTCAGTGATGGTCAGACTATCAGCATTCTGTTTCATAGCCCGACAGCGGAAAACCGGATCACCAATAGCGATACGCTGGTTGCTTTCCAGTTCTTACTGAATAAAAAAGACGTTACTCACACCGTTGCTCCGATGAGTGGACGTGATATGACGCTGGCGCAGGTCACCATGAAACTTGCCAACCTTGCAGAGAAAAACTCGGCAAAATTCCAGCGTGCGCAGAAGAAGAAAAAAGCCCTTGTTGATGAAATAACCCAACTACAGGCTGACAGTGACCAGAAAGAGGATGCCATGAGCGACCTCGCGGATCAGGTGGCAGCGGTAGAAGGGCAGAAGGCAGATCTGGAGCAGAAAATTAACGCTGTTGCATCGGAAGCGGATTCTCTTTATGAAGAGAATGAGCGTTTGCAGACGGAGATTGATCAGCTCAATCGCACTGGTGGGCGCGAAACCATTGCTCCTGCGGGGATGACTGGTGGACACTCTCGCGCGATGACGGATCGCCTTGCCAGTATCAAAAATCGTATGCATATGAACGGGGAAGTGACGCTCAGTAATGGTGCATCAATGAAGCAATTCATTGAGGACGGCGAAGGGTATATCCAGTTAACCGATTCGGATGGCAGCGTGTACATGATCAAGGCTAAATCCATACAGGGTGTGGACATGGCAGATGCGATCGGCAAGCTGTTTAAAGCCTATAAAGCGGGTAATGTATCGGAATATCTGGTCCAACCAGAAGAACATAAACCGGAAAACGTCGAACCTGAATCAGCGGAGGATACCGGTAGCTCTTTGCCTGAACCAGAAGTCTCTGTAGGTGCATATCGATATGCCCTGCAAATGCGTCCGGCGGCCCCTGGCGCAATACCTGAAGGTAACAAAGCAATTCTGCCGCGCCCTGATGAAGGTGACCCGTATTATGAATATGCACGCTACGGCATTGTTACTTACGATACCCCGCTTTCTGATCAGCAAATGAGTGAGTACGACCTGAAGTTATTGCCTCGCGAGGATTCTTTCGACTTCCTGGCGAAGACACTTACTAATGGTCCGTTTGGCAAATATGCACAAAAAGCTCTGGAGCTGGCCACCAGCTCACCAGACGAGTTCCGCGTAATGCTGAAAACTCAGTTTCAAAAAACTTTCCCCAATATTGCGTTTCCAGGGGGCGCTGGCATCGAGAAAATGGTGCAGAGCATGATCAATGCATTGCAGGCCGAAGTCGGTGAGATTACTCAACCAGAACCGGTCCCGGCACAGCCTGATGAAACGGTTAGCGAAGCAGATGCAGAGGCTAATAAAGCCATTGAATATCTCAATAGCGTGATGGATATGCAAAGCACTGACATGGCGGAGATCCGTAACGCCCGGGGTAATGTCCGGGAAGCGATTGCAGCCCTTCAGGCTGCCGGGCGTTTTGAGGAAAACGAAGAGCTGGTTAATGGCGCAGCTCGCCACCTGGCTGATCTGCTGGTAGCAATCCAGAAAGCGGGGGTAGCGGCATGACACTATCAGCGATTGAGTTAATGGACCTCAGCGATAAGTTGGATGCTCTGATGTCCAAAGCGGCTACCGCGAGTGGCATGGAGTTGCTGGATATCAGCGATGAAATTGACCAGATCATGCAACAGATGGGGTACGGCGCGTCTGGCGGCGGTAGTGGCGAAGAAAAACAACCTTCGGAACATGATGGTGTGCCAAAACTGGTTGCTGAATTCCTGGCTGATAAATTCGTCGATCAGAGCACTGATGCATTTATCGGTACGTTACAGGACTTGAGTCAATATGTTGGCACATACATCGACCTGGACCAGGTTAAACAGCACACGGCGGCATGGATAGCCGCCAACATTAAAGAGGCAGCATAAGGCGTAACAGGGATGAGCTTAAGCGATCAGGTGGTAATGGCCACCAGCATAGAAACGCTGATCGAGCTGCTAAAAAACCTGCCCGATTTCGGGCGGGTTTCGTATGTGGTGACAGCGAAGGGAGACGAGGTAAAAACAGCGTTTGATATCGTCGATGCCTCAGCTCTTTTGGTATCCAATACTCTGGACGGGAAAATTAATCCGGACTATCCCCAGGAACTTCAGCCGCGCGACCGGACCCGCGCATCCAGCCTTCTTCAGGTTAACCAGATATCCAAGGATTTGCGGCCTGCTCAGCTTACCGATTCCGGTTTATCCAGCCATGGAGCGCCGATAATTGGTGAGGACAATGCCGTTGAGTCAGGTAATGGACGGACCATGGGGATCATCAAAGCCTATCAGGACGGCAATGCGGATCGGTATCGTGAGTACCTGATTGATCATGCGACCGAATTCGGCATACGACCTGAAAAGGTTGAATCAATGGCGGCTCCGGTACTGGTGCGCCGCCGGTTAACTAAGGTTGACCGCGTTCAGTTTGCCAAGGACTCAAATATTTCTGATCTTCAGGAAATGGCAGCCAGTGAAAAGGCTTTTGTTGATGCCGACAACATAACTTCGGCGATGATGGCGCTGTTTAACCCGTCAGAAAGCGGAGATCTGCTTAGCCGCAGTAATGACGCGTTTATCCGCGGATTCATGACGCAAGTTGGTGCCACACAGGCTGCTGGCCTTGTAACGGAAGATGGGCGACCAACACGGCAACTTGTAGACCGTATACAAAACGCGATCTTTGCCAAGGCATATAAGGATGCGCGCCTGGTAAGGATGGTTGCAGAAGAACCTGATCCAGATATGCGTAATGTTCTGACGGCGCTTAATGCGGCAGCCAATGATTTTGTCCAGATGCAGGCTTTATCAGGTGAAGCGCACAAGCAGGCTGTGACAACTATTGTTGATGGTATTGAGACAGCGGATAGTCTCGATAAAAAGGCGCTGGCGGCATTGAAAGATGCGGTAGACCTGGTAAGGCAATCGAAGGAGTCAGGCCAACATATTACCGATGTTATTGCTCAGGGGGATATGTTCAGCGAAACAGCCCCGGAAGTGAAAGCTCTCGCGTTATTCATCGTCGCGAATAACCGTAGCGCGAAGCGTATGGCCACCGCCTTTAAATTGATGGCTCAACGTATCAATGATGAGTTACAGCACCAGTGCCAGGCGCTGGGGGATATGTTTGGCGGTGGTGATGTGTCGTTACAGGATATCCTTCGCCAGGTGTCTCAGGAACTGGAAAACGAAGGCATGCAAGGGATATCCGGCGGTCTTTTCGAGTCCGTTTCCGGCGGTAGTTACAACGGTGTTGCTCCATATACCAGTTTGCTATTACATCGGGCATCCGGCATCAAAGACATTATTCATCTGATCAGGCTGCTTTCCCGTACAGATCCCCAGGATGAACAGCTTGTTCAAGTGCTTGCGCATTTTGTTCGAATGCCTGTTGCCGACGTGAAAAAATGGTGCCGATTATTCGGTATCAGCAATTCGTTACTTCGCGGCTTGTTAAATCACGCATCCTCCCTTGGGCGCGATGGCTTTGACGAGATAGCGCAGGCGATAAAAAACGGAGATATGCCACCAGCTATTGACTGGTTTTCCATTCGCCCAACCAGGGTGAAAGCATTCCTTAGCGCGGCGCATTCGGCATCACCATTGGCAGAAATGGTTCAGAGGTTGTCGCTCATATTCACAGACCATACCGCGTTGGGTGATCTGACTCTGGACGAGATGAAAGAAGCCTCCATTCAGTGGGCCGATCAACAAAATGAGGTTAACTCAGACTTCTTGCCAGCATTCAGGAAGGCCGTTAGTAAAGCGGATGATGCCCGTGGAATTCTGAAGGCATTTAAGGCATTGCAAAGTCGGGTTAATAAACATGTCGGTGATATCGATGGGGTAACGGCGGAAGGCAGGGATATCCTTAAAGAGCACGGCATAACGCCAGAGTTTATTGATGAGATCAGGACGGATATGCAGCGTGAGGTCGTATCGTCCCTGCAAATTGTAGCCAGAGCATTGGCGGATGCTAATCCGAAGAGTGCGGCCATTGTTAACCGGGTTATTGGTGATATTGAAGCATCGGAGGGCATGGGGGCGCTGAAACTCTTCCTTTCGCGAGCGTTTAATCCTAACGGCAATATTCTCCCTGGCATTATTGGTGAGGCTAAAAGGTATGTCAGTGAAGAAGAACTTGAGCAGCTTGACCAACTACTTAAGCGATTCTCATATAACCCGCAGACACGCTGGCAAATGAATCAGCGAAGTATGGGTTCGGTCCACGAGAAAGTGTTATCTGCCATGAACAGTGCGATCGCAAACTCATCCGTATCTGAAGAAAAAGCTCTTGAGTGGGCCGACTCTTTTATCACGGAAGAAGTGGAAGAAGCCCGCGCTGGACAGAATGGTGGGATAGACCTGCGCAAGGAACTTGCTGATATTTATCGCCTGACCGGCGGTAAAATTTCGACCTTATCAAAGGTGGTTCACCACCAGGGAAGGGCATATGCAAATCTTAATGGTGTTGTTGCTGTCAATTTGAACGATGAAAATGCAAGTGCACTGTGGCACGAGCTGGGTCATCATCTTGAGTACAGTAACCCTGGTTTGTTAGAGAAAGCCCGGTCATTCCTGAAGGCCAATGTTGAAGGGGATAAGCCATCTTTCGTTAATATCGGTGGGCGTGGCAAGCCTGAATGGTGCTTCAGATCTCGATTGAGTAATATTTATATGGCGAAGGTATACCCGCCAGCCTCAGTGAGTAACTCCGGGAAAATTCGGCAGAAAGCACCGACTATTTCAAAAACATCAGCAACGGAAGTATTCTCTATGGCTCTTCAGTTGTATCATGACAAAGAGGCCGCTGCCGCATCACTGATGAATGGTGACGGATTGCTGGAACTGTTATTAGGTGTGGCAAAGGAGCTAAATAATGCAGATTAAAATCGCAGCGCCATTAGGCGGAGATGCCATTATCGAATTTGATGATAATGAAGAAGTTTCCGGGCGTTTAAGCATTATCTCCGGTGACATTACCGAGGACATGATCGCTGAAGCCATAGCTGGGGCAAATCCCAATAGCTATATGGGATTCGTTAACACCCTTGATGCTCCCGCAAGTGATGTTCTCCGAACGCTGCATCTTTACGCTGGCTGGTTTGTCGATTGGCCAGCAGTAGAGGGTGGCGATGAGGACGACGATGATTTTGGGGATCATGTAGACCAGATCGTATATTAACTCCCTGATAGTGCACAAATAATCTGTTCTGATATGTTAATTGTGTACTTAAAGTAAACGCGTAGTGGCTTGCTTTAGGTTATGGAAGCAAGCTATTGCCTAATATGTTAGATCAAAAAATTTTAATTTTTGCGTTTCGCTCACCACATATTGAACACTTTAGCCGATCTTTTAATTCTTCCAGAGTCAATCCTGAAGCTACATATTGTTTAATATCTCTTCGTCATTGCATATTCAGAGGGTAAAGATATACACATACTAAAATGAATTGGCTTAGCTCGTTATTAATCAGAATTCGATGAGACTACTCCATTTTAGGGAATAACATGTATAACTAAAACACATCGTCTTTAACTCTCACAATATAGATTCAGTTTAATACCCAATCGACAGTAATTAATTTGACTCTACTTTTTAAGTAGATTTCAAATCCACATCCATTAAAACCCTATTAATTAACAGGCTATCTATTTTTGCAGTTATTATTTTTGTGCTAATTTAATTGTTTGTCTTTTGTGCTTATTGTTGATTGTGTTTTGTTCTATTTTGTCAATTTTTATTCTGTGAATTGAGATTTTTCTAATAGTCCATTGGGTTTTCAAGGTTATTATTTGTGATTTTGATCACAAAAATACCTTGATTTTTATTTGCAAAACTTGAAACACGAATCCAAAAAAGATAAACATTTGTCCGCAGTGACCTCTTTTCTACTGAAAAGTTCAATCTAAAGGGCAAAAAAATGAAAAAAATCACAGTGGCACTTTCTGCGGTTGCAGCATCAGTCCTGATGGCAATGTCTGCACAAGCGGCAGAAATCTATAACAAAGACGGTAACAAACTGGATCTGTACGGCAAAGTTAATGCAGAGCATTACTTCTCTTCTTCAGCTAGTGATGACGGGGATAAAACTTATGCTCGTATGGGTTTCAAAGGTGAAACTCAGATTAATGACCAGTTAACCGGTTTTGGTCAGTGGGAGTACGAATTTAAAGGTAACCGTACTGAAACTGAAGGTTCTGATAAAGATAAAACTCGTCTTGCGTTTGCAGGGCTTCGCTTTGGCGATTATGGTTCGCTCGACTATGGTCGCAACTACGGTGTAGCGTATGATGTTGGCGCTTGGACTGACGTGCTGCCGGAGTTTGGTGGAGATACCTGGACTCAGACTGATGTATTTATGACCCAGCGTGCTACTGGCGTCGCGACCTATCGTAACAATGATTTCTTCGGCTTGGTTGATGGTCTGAACTTTGCTTTGCAGTATCAGGGTAAAAATGATAGTGCTGCAAAAGTGAACAACTGGAAAGGCCGCGACGTAGTTGAATCTAATGGTGATGGCTTCGGTCTGTCAGCTACTTATGATTATGAAGGATTTGGCATTGGCGCAACTTATGCAAAATCTGACCGTACTGATGGACAGGTATCCTATGCTAAAGCCCCTCTGAATCTGAATGCCTCTGGTAAAACTGCTGAAGTATGGGCTACGGGCCTGAAATATGATGCAAACAACATTTACCTGGCTACAACTTATTCTGAAACTCAGAATATGACAGTCTTCGGTGATGACCATATCGCGAACAAGGCGAAAAACTTTGAAGCCGTTGCTCAATACCAGTTTGATTTCGGCCTGCGTCCGTCCATCGCTTACCTACACTCTCGCGGTGAAAATATTGGTGCGTTCGGTAACCAGGATCTGGTTGAATACATCGACGTGGGCGCGACTTATTACTTTAACAAAAATATGTCCGCTTTCGTTGACTACAAGATCAACCTGATTGATGAAAGTGAATTTACCAAAACATCTGAGGTTGCAACCGACAACATCGTTGCTGTTGGTATGACCTACCAATTCTAATTTTGGTAGGTAAGAATATGCGGGAAGGGAGTGATGTCACTGCCCGCATATAGGTGGCACCCTCATGCCACCTTTGAAGAGGCAATAAAATTGCCTCTTCTCAATTTAACTTCATGTTATTTATTACCTTTTTATTAATTTGAAACTCTATTGTTGGGGCGCTTTGTTGCGCCCATTTTTTTACACCAATTAGGTAAAGTTATTTTTAAGTAATCGAGCAACTTTCAGCCCTCTCAAAATGGAATATCGTCTTCAAAGTCCATTGGAGGTTCGCTATTGGCGTTGCTCTGAGGTTTACTGCCACCGCTGTATTGCTGGTGGTTTTGAGGTTGGTTTGACTGCCCCCAGCCATTTGAGAATTGTGAATCGTCGCGGCGAGCGCCGATCATTTGCATGGTGCCGCCCTGGCTGACGATAATTTCCGTCGTGTAACGTTCTACACCGGCGTCATCTGTCCACTTACGGGTTTTAAGTTTCCCTTCGATGTAGACCTGAGAACCTTTTCGTAAATACTCACTCGCAATTTCAGCAAGTTTCCCGAACAAAACGACTCTATGCCATTCTGTTTGCTCTTTCTGTTGGCCCGTTTGCTTGTCGCGCCATGATTCATTTGTTGCGATGCTTAGTCTTCCGACCGTTCCGCCATTTGGTATATACCTGATCTCCGGGTCTTGCCCCAGGGTACCAATCAGGATGACTTTGTTTACACCGCGTTGTGCCACTTTTCTTACCCAATAAAATAAATTAATTAGAGCAATAATGTATATCTTTGAAACGTAGCTAACAAGTGATTTGCATTATCCTGTGTCTTCTAAAGGGATCGAGTCAGTCGGTATTGGCTGTGAATGGGTGTTTGTCCTGGAGCGTAAAAAATTCGCTTATGAGGTCTTTATGAAGGGAAAAACAGCCGCAGGAGGCGGTGCAATTTGCGCTATCGCGGTGATGATTACCATCGTGATGGGTAATGGCAATGTGCGAACCAACCAGGCGGGGCTTGAGCTGATTGGTAACGCTGAAGGTTGCCGACGTGATCCATACATGTGCCCGGCGGGGGTATGGACTGACGGGATCGGTAATACACACGGGGTAACGCCGGGTGTGCGAAAAACCGACCAGCAAATCGCCGCTGATTGGGAAAAGAATATCCTGATCGCTGAACGCTGTATTAATCAGCACTTTCGGGGCAAAGATATGCCCGATAATGCCTTCAGTGCAATGACAAGCGCGGCATTCAATATGGGATGCAATAGCTTACGGACCTACTACAGCAAAGCGCGAGGCATGCGAGTCGAAACGTCCATCCACAAGTGGGCGCAGAAAGGGGAATGGGTAAATATGTGTAACCATCTCCCTGATTTTGTGAACAGTAACGGCGTGCCCCTGCGAGGTTTAAAGATTCGCCGTGAAAAAGAACGCCAGCTTTGCCTGACGGGGCTGATCAATGAATAAACTCCGGCAGCTCCGCCGACTTTCGACAATGAAGTTATCGCTGGCGGCGATAGTTTTCGACTCGATTTTCATGGCGGTATATGTGCTCAATGAGACGTGGCCACTGGAACCGCTATTATATGCCGGGCTTCGGCTGTGCCTGACATTTTTGAGCATGGCTGCAAGATTGATGCAGCAGAAAGAAACCGCTTCAGATTGCCCACGTCGCGCGGTGCGCAAATATATGGCACGCAGACGAAGGCGATAATAGTTAACGATAACCCCGGCAGCCGCCGGGGTTATTTTTGATGGTTATTTAAACGGGTTGATTGAATTATTAAACGTGATGATGCTTGTCTCACGCGGTGCCTGGACGTTAGCCGCTTGCGGAACCTCCTTAATTTTCTTGGTGACAGGCAAGTTGCGTGCGCCAACTTTGATCAGAGATTCGAAAAGCGTGGCCACGATTTTTGCATCACCAGGTTCTTTGAGGCGGAATGCGTCTTTTTGGGCGGCGGAGACGAAAATCGGGAGGTTATCCAGTTCGTCTTGCATCGCTGCCAGCACATCGTCGCGGATACCTGCTGTTTTCTCCAGCAAAGCGATTCGCGCTTCAGCATCTGCGATCTTGGCCATTGCTTCAAGGTGACGGCCCTGGCTTTCGAGTAGTGCGGTTTCCAGTTCAGCCGTACGCTCTGTCGCCTCCACCATCATTTCCAGTTCAGCCATTTTACTGTAATGGGATATAACGGCCTGCACTGACTCGTCAGAGTATCCATGCGCCGCCAGGGACTCTGCCAGTAGAGATTTAGAATCCGCGCTTTCAAACATTCCGGCGCTGGCAGGATGATCCAGACTGATATAGTTCGGCGTTGTCACATAATCCACACCATGGAAGCTGGTGGTTACAGCGATTTTCCCGGACTCACGCCCGCCAGTGGCCCAGCTCCAGCCACCAGCTCGGCTTTCGATCATCGCGGCGACAATTTTACCCGGCTCTGTGTTAAGAATTTCCTGTGTATGGGTAACGATGCCGTTGTCGTCAACAGATATAGCCACTGTTCGGCACGCTGGAACATTGTCGATTACGACCGGGCGACCTTCCACCATGATCACGCTGGTTTCTGGTACTTCCAGTTTGCCGGTCAGCTGTCGGCGACCGTGACCGTAATAGCCGAAAAGCTCACCAAGGCGTAAACCTTCCTGAGTTTCCTTGCTTTCAAGCATGGTCTTTACCGCGCTTAATACATACTGTCGCCCGTTCTGGCGACCTTTTCGAGCATTGCTATAGAGACAAAAGCGGTCAGTGACCGTTTTCAAAACATCAGTCATTATCGTTTCCCTCTTTAAAGACCGATTCAAGGATTTGCGCCAGTTCCTGTGGCGGTGTTTTGATGATGGAATCCATCAGGTGATCGTCGTCCTCGCTTTTCGCTTTCAGTTCGTTCACCAGTGCTTCAGAGATTTTTTCGTCAATCTCCAGCACATCGCTGAACAGGTAACGTTTGAATGCATCGGAATTAGCGAGGACGCTGTTATTGCTGACGGCATCGAGGATTTGCGTAACTATGGTGGCGTAGTTCGCCTGCGAGTCGCGGTTATCGTTGTGCTCTTGTTGCAGAGCGGTATTAACGGAGTGGAATTCGATTTTGTACGGGCGATCACCTTCCGGGTATACCTTGCCGTACTTGAAAGCAAGATGAATATCGATAGCCCGCTGAATGAACTCTTCTACGCCCTGCTGGATCCATGAGGCGCGCATGGCGGCCTGAATTGCCGTGCGCAGGAATCCACCTTCGCCAAGCCCGCCGGACATTTGATCTGCCCACCCCAGGAGGGTGTAATCGAGGCCAAGTGCTGCCGCCAGCTGGCGCATATAGGTGAGAATGTCTTCAATGCCGTTGATGTCAGCCTGGATGGTCTGAGTATCAATAGTCATCTGTCCCTTGCCGTCGCCCATAATAGGCAGCAGGGTATTGGTCACCGTAGGCATGTTATTCGCGCCACGTGCGCGCTTTTCCATCAGGTCAGCTGCTCGTTTAAGCGTCTGAGTAATGGTGCGCGAATAATCGGCTGCTTTTACCGGATCCAGACTATTCATCGCCAGGCCGATGATTCGGTCAATTTTCGACGCGTTAAAACGCGTTGCCTTCAGTGAGCGGATCGCCGAACGCAGATTCATGTACGGCTCGTAGGCGTATTCGAGCAAGCTGGTCCCGTAATTCTGGGTTTCAATCGGTGTGCGCTCTTCCGGATTATCCAGCAGGCTGTAAGCCTTATGGCCAGTGTGCACAGGCATAAGGTTTGACTTAGGCCGCCAGTAGGGGATTTTCATAGGGATAATGGCCCACGGATCGGCGAAAACCATTTTCCCTGACGCGTCCTTCAGATAATCGCCGCTAAATCCCGCCAGGTTACCGCTGACCTCGAACTCTTTGATGAAGCCCGGAAGGGTGTAATAGGAGCACTCAAAAGACGTGATCCCTATGCCTTCTTTGGCGTATGGCCTGACATAAGCCACCCCAAATACAGACATGATAAATGCCCACCCGGCGACCTCTTTGTTGATGGTTCGCCCGATGTCGTTCATCAGCTCGTCACACAACCCCTGCGCGGCGTCATAGTCACTATCGTTTCCGTTGTGTACCGGCACGATAGAGAAGGTTTGTCCGGTCTTCTTATCGAAAGAGAGCGCGTGCGTAATATGGATGTTCAGAGCGGTGGCGATCGTGCTGTAAACCGCCATTTCTTCGAGTAGCGGATAGCGTTGCAAGCGGTCTTCCGGCAGTTGAACTTCATCAAAGATAAAGCGACTCCCATCCACCAGCCCATCGCCAGCCATGCCACTATCGCCCGGTTTGCCGCCTAAGAAGCCGGACAGTTGTACCGGTGCCCCTGCGCGAGAAAACAAATACCCACTTCCGCTGTGCACAGCCAGCGCGGACAGGAGGATGTTGTCCCGTTCTCCGTTGTCTTTAAAAACCCCCGCCAGCGCCTTCCTGACCGAGGATAGCGTGATTTTATTGTCTGCCAAGATTGCACCTTAATTAGAATAATTCGCATCGTGTTTGAACGGAATTTAACACTAGTCACTTGTTAAGGATTACCAATGAACAAGCTATCTATAGGGGTGTTTCGCTGTTCAAGTGTCAGCGAAATATTGAAATACATTAGGGCAATAACATCTCACCGAGCGCCGATTAGATACGGCGTGGAAAAGGTGGAAGGCAAAAGCTATGACCGACTACGCCGGGAGGCGAATCAGAAGGCGATAGATTTGCTTAATTCGCTGGTGGACGGCGCGACACTGACAGATGAACAGCGCCAGATCCTGGCTGGGTACACCGGCGAAGGCGGCATTGGCGGGTCCGTCTCCGAATATTACACACCAAAGCCGATCGCTGAAGGTGTCTGGGAGATCATGAAGCTCTACGGCGCGGACGTAGGTAACACTCTGGAACCATCGGCGGGAACCGGCGTTTTTAATGAGACAAAACCGGTTGGTACGGTGATGACCGCGACTGAGATCAGCAGTGTTTCCGGTCGTATAAACCAGCTGTTGCACCCGGAAGACAGCGTACAGATTTCTCCGTTCGAACAACTGGCTGTAAGCACGCCTAACGATTCATTCGACCATGTTGTGGGTAACGTTCCGTTCGGTGGTCGTGATAACACACGCAACATCGATAAGCCTTACGCAGAAGAAACGGACATGGGTTCTTACTTCATGCTCCGCATGCTGGACAAGATAAAGCCAGGCGGATTCATGTGCGTGATTGTGCCGCCGTCCATTGTTTCAGGTTCAAACATGAAGCGGTTACGCCTGCGCCTATCACGGAAAGCTGAATTTCTTGGTGCCCACCGCTTGCCTACCGGTACTTTTGACGCTAACGGGACCAGTACGGTCGTAGATGTGGTGCTGATGCGCAAACATCCGGCAGAGATGGCTGAGAAAATCCCCCTGGTGGATGAAAGCACTCTCGAATCGGCAAATGTGCTTTGGTCAACGTTTATTTCTGGCAAGTGGTTTGAAAAGGATGGCCGCCGGTTTGTTCATGGCACCCAGGAAAAGGGCTTCCAGGGGCGTATTGAGGTTCGTGCCGACGGTCAGATTGATAACCAGGCTCTTAAAGCGAAGCTGATTCATCGTTTCGAAAGCCGTATCGACTGGTCTTTGCTCGATATGGCTGAACCGTCACCGACCGCAGACGTTGTTGGTGAAGGGGAAATGCGCCTGATTAATGGCGTATGGCAAAAATATGCTGGTGGTCGCTGGATTGAAGCTGATGCAGGGAAGGAACTTAAGATCGATGCTGCCAGTTATGGCGCGGATAGCTGGGAGGCTCTTCAGCGTAACCTGACTACAACAGAAGGCCGTCTCGGCATGACATTTACCCAGATGGCAAATGTCCGCGATAAGTACACCACATCAATCAGCGACGATATGGTGCAGCTGGTGGACTGGATTAACAGCCAGCCTGAAAAATACCGTGAACGCTTGTATCGCGGGGCGATGATTGGCCGGATGTTAATTGAATATCAGGACATGAAGGCCGCCGGGCATAGTGCTGAACAAATCGAACAGCAGCGCCTTTCTCTGGTATCCCGTTTGCAGGCAGAGATTGACCGTTTTGGTAACCCCGGTCGCGGTCCGATAGCGAAATTATCGGGGAGCAGTGCGCGCGCCTGGTTTGCTTTCCGTGGTGCAATTAAGCTGGATGGCACTATTTCTGACGAGCTGACAGGAAAACTGGTTACGCATGATTCCAGCGCCAGTTATGACTCTACCAGCTATCAGGACACCCTGCGTTATCTCTACAGTGATCTCACTCGCGATCCAATCCAGCTCGATGATTTCCGCCTTGCGTTTACCGGCGAACTGCCAGCCAGTGATGACGAGTTGCTTAATTTATTGGCCAGCACCCCTGGCATTGCGGTTTCACCGTATGGCGGGATTGTTCCGTTCGCCCGCGCCACCAGCGGCGACATTAACGAGATAGTGGCACCAAAACAGGAATTCCTTGCCACACTCCCCGACGGTCCAGTAAAGAACAACGTCCTTAATCAGCTGGCAGCGATCGAAGAGAAGCGCATCAAGACGCCAGCAGAGAATATCCGCTTTAAGCTCAATAGCCGTTGGTTCGACCGTTCCGTCATTCTGGAATTTTTGCAGGAAAACGGCTATCCGGATCTTCGCTATGTGCAGTCAGTGCAGCTGGAAGGCGACGAAATGGTTTCTGACACCTATCACGGTGGTGATGGTCTGTTCGTCGGGCACCGATACGGTGTCGTCCAGCGCAAGGATAAAGAAACAGGCGAGATCCGCTACGAGTGGGACCGTAAATCAGGTGAAAACGCGACCGGGTTCCCGGCACAGCTGGAAAAGTATCTCAATGGTGCGCGTATCGGTGGCAAAGATAGCGCGACGGCGAACGGCTACCGCGAGCAGATGGCACTGCTTGAGGACCAGTTCAATAAGTGGATCAAGACGCACGATCGCTACGATGAGCTGGTTGCCAAATACAACGATGTTTTCAATAGCAATATTCCGTATGAACACTCTGGCGATCCGCTTGGGTTGAAGGGATTAAGCGGTAAGCGCCAGCCATTTGATTACCAGAATAGCGAGGTGAGACGACTGTCCGAAGATGGGCGCGGCATCCTGGGCTTCGGCACCGGGCTGGGTAAAACGACGACCGCGCTGGCGCTTGAGGCGTTCAACTATGAGAACGGTCGCTCCACCCGTACTGCGTATGTAGTGCCTAAATCAGTGCTGGAAAACTGGTATTACGAAGCAAAAGAGTTCCTGAGTGAAGAGGCATTCAGTAACTACCTGTTCGTCGGTCTTGATGTGCTGATGGATGGCGATCAGATTCGCCAGGTGCCGGTGCTCAATGAGAACGGTAAACCTGTTCTTGGTACTGATGGCACTCCAGTTATGCGCGATGCTCTTAAGCTGGCAGATGAAGCCACTATCACGGCGCGGATGAACGCGATCCCGCACTCAAATTACCGTGCAGTCGTGTTTACCAAAGAACAATACGCCCGCATTCCGCTACGTGATGACACCGTAGATGAGCATGCACAAGACATGCTTTATGACTTCGTTGCCGCCGGGCGCGTAGCCAGCGCAATGGACTCCGACTCCCACCGCAAAGAGGCGGCGCGTCGCCGGGTATTGTCGGAGTATTCAGATACCGGTACCGAAAAAGCAGAGAAGTATCCGTACTTTGAGGATATGGGCTTCGACAGCGTGATTGCTGACGAAGGCCACAACTACCGCAATAGCTATAAAAATGGTCGCGAAGCGTCACAACTGGCCTATCTGCCCACCAGCGCGGTGGCGCAATCGGCGCGGGATATGGCAATTAAAAACGCGTACCTGATGAAAAAGAATGGCGGGCGCGGGCCGGTTCTCCTGACTGCAACGCCAGTCGTTAACACCCCGATCGATGCATACAACATGCTTTCTCATGTTCTGCCGAAGGAATACTGGCAGAAGATGGGGATCTACGGTCCTGATGACTTCGTTAAATTCTTCGGCAAGACCAGGCTGGAAACGGTACAGAAAATCAGCGGTGAAGTTGAAGAAAAAATGGCGCTGGTGGGCTTTGAAAACCTTGATGCGCTGCGCGGTATATTCCATCGCTGGGTAACGCTTAAAACGGCGGAAGACGTTAAGGATACCGTGGAGATCCCGGAGCTGGACGAACACCAGCAGGATGCACCACTTACTGAAGAACAACTGGCGGCGTATGAAGAATTGCGTCAGCAGGCGGAAGCGGCGGCCAAAGCCAACAATGGCGTAACGACCTCGGTCAATGAAGACGGCGTGATTGAGCACGAGAAAGCCCGTCCGACCTTCTCAATAATCAGGGATATGGACCGCGTATGTACTGACATGGACCTGTACTATCGCCGGATCACCTATCGTTTCCTGCCGGAGTACGCCGATGCGGTGCAGCAGCTGGCGGACAGTTTGCCTAAACAAGCCACCAGCGAAGACGACGACAGTGATGATTCAATCACGCAGCAATCGCAATACTCCCTGATAGATAAGGGCGAGTTTATTCAGTTGCAGGTTCCGGAAGCGTTCGAGCAGGAAGTGAATAAGCGCCTGGCCAGGTTTGGCATTGACGAACAGACCGTAACTCACCCCGTTACGCCGAAATACGCGAAGCTGATCGCCACGCTGAAGGAGTTTTTCCCGGAAGGTAAGCAAATCATCTTCACCGATGAAAAAACGCAGCACCAGAAGCTCAAGCGCATTATCTGCAATGCTCTAAACCTTGAACCTTCAAAGGTGGGGATCCTGAATGCTCAGACGGTTGCCGAGGCAGGTAAAACCGGTAAGAAACTGAAAGCGGTTAAACCGCCGAAAGAGTTACCGGATGAACCAACAGATGCACAGATAGCGAAATACAACGAGCAAATGGCTCTGTATGACGCCTATATCGCGCAGCAAAATGAAATGTCGTTGGGCGGTCTGGAAAAGATTGCAGCCGACTTCCAGGAGGGCCGGACTCCGATCATCATCTGCAACAAAAAGGCAGAGGTGGGTATCAACCTGCATCGAGGAACGACTGACATCCATCATCTGACGTTGCCATGGACTCCAGCCAGTATTGCGCAACGAAACGGTCGCGGTGCCCGAGTTGGCTCCAACCGTGCAAGCGTTCGCGTTCACTACTACTGCGGCAAGGGTTCTTTCGATGAATACCGACTGAAGACGCTGAAGCGTAAAGCAGGCTGGATCTCCGATATCCTCCGTTCAGATAAGTCAGAAATGGAGAACGCCGACGCCAACGATATGATCGAAATGCAGATGTATACCGCTAAGGATGATGGCGAACGTCTGGCAATGATGCAGGTTCAAATGGATAAGGCGAAAGCTGCGCAACGCGCTCGCCAGAAAGAACAGGCTACTATCGACCTTCAGAACTACATCAAGGCGCAGCACGCAGCTGGTGAGGATGTGGAGGTGCTTACCGCTGAATTAGAGCGAAGCAAAGCGGAACTTGAAAAGACCACCGCCGAGGTAGCTAAATTCAAACAGGCGGCAATGGCCAAGGCAGCGGATAACGCAGACTGGAAGGCACGCTGGGGGAGTGTCCATCACACAGACCGTATGTTGTTAGCACAGTATCGCGCGTCGTTGAAAAGCGCCATTCAGCGCAAGGCTAATATCTCTCAAGCAATCTCCCGCTATGAGAAATTATTGAACCGTACTCAGAAGGCCGCGACGGATATCAAACGCCTGCGCCCGCTGGTGGAGGATGCATTAAATAAAGGCATTCTGGATGTTGATCCTGACCTGGTTAACCATGCGAGTGAGTTCCTTGTTATCGGCGATCGCTCATGGCGTGTAGGCCAATACTACGATTGTGCCGGTGATATCGTTCGCATTAAGTCGCTGGACTTCGACAGCCAGCGCGCAGACGTGGAGATCATCTTCACCTTCAAAGGCACCAAATCTGGTAACTGGGATGTGAAGACGCTGGATAAACAGGTTGATGTAACTCCCGATGAAGATGCTGTTATGCAGAAAATCAGTGGTGGCGTCTCCATCGCCGGGATTAACGACATCGTTTCCTGTGACGATTTCTACCGTTTCCAGCAGCGCGGCATGATCAAAATCACTGACTCATACGGCGTTCAGACTACAGAGTCAGGCTATAGCATTGATTTTGTTGGTACCTATACGGACCCACTGAAGCATGCGGTTTACCCGGATCGCCGTGACGGCGCGCTGAAGTCGTCAATTGCAAAATGGGTGCTTGGTATGATGTCGGAAGGGAATAACCGCCAGATCCGTTCGGCAGAAGCATTCCTGGTTGAACTGTTTGGCTCCAATTATGGCGATGTAATCGCGTCATACGGAGATACGCTATCCCCTGAAGCAATTCAGGAGAAAATAGCGGATGCGATCGCCAGAATGCCGGAGAAAACAAGCCAGGGGGCTACTCGTAACGGGGATTCTGAACTTGAAGTCACCAATGCCATTTTCGGTACCAATGAGTTCCGGGCGTCAGATTATGAGATCACCACAGCACAGTTTGGCACCATTGGCATTTACAGCAATAAAGACGAGATCAAGCAGGCAATGGACGCAGCAAGCGCGCGCATTGCAGCAGAACGGAAAGTCAATCTGAATCATGCAGTCGCCGCGCTGACTCAATCGTGGGTAACAGCAATCAGGGAGGCCGCCACCACAGGAAAAATCACACCGGCAATTGCGGATGTCGTAAACGACGGCTCTAAATTTATGGATGCCTATAAAATGGATGCGGTGCAGTTGCCATCAGCCTATGGGCAACTCAGCTATCGCATGACCTACAACCTGGTATCAATGTTTACCGACCTTGCCATCCTTGGGCTGGTGGACCTTAACGAGGTTACGCCGGAATTGCTCAGCATGCGCAAGAATCATGTGGAGATATTGCACAGAATTAACACGGTACTTGCCGGGCGCACCGATGAAGAGAAACAGGCAGACGCTGATCGGATAAACCTGGCCCTTGGCAACATCACGGAGGAAGAAATTGCCGCCAGAAACGAGAAACAAGAAGAGTTATCATCAATACAGGGTGATGCCACCAGCATAGCTCAGTCTCTTGGTCTGAATTATCGCGTATCCACCGCCGACCTGAAGATGATGTACGCACCAAAATTCGCCGCTGGCGAGGTATTTGGGCTTCAGGAAGCCTCCGGCATGAAAGGGGTTCTTTTCCGTGCGAAAGACGCAATCAAGGCGAAATTCGGCGCTCGCTGGTTGCCAGCGAAGGCGAAGAACAGCGACTTCCCAGGTAACTGGTGGATTATCGAGACAAAACACAACGTGGCGGACGTTCTGGCCGTCATCCAACAATACGCATAACAGGAGCGCCCGGTTCGCCGGGCGTCGCATAATATGGCCACACTATCTGATACAATAAAACCGAATAAAACATATCTTGAGGCGGTACTCCGTACAGCGTTGTTAGGAAAGACAGAAGACGAATACGTTGATTTCTTCCTGTCAGGGCTACGCGGGCGATTACTGAAAAATCCCCGCCTGTACCGCAGCTATGGTCCATACTGGCCGGAAATTAAAAAATTATTACTGGAGCGCGGTTATGGTAATTTCGGTCGTCTCGTTGACCGTGACGTTCGCAAAATTTACCGTTATGACCGCCCGGCGCTAACACTCATAGCCGCGACGCTCTACAGCCAGGAGCGTTTTGATAATGGTCAGATATACTCAGCCTGGCATTTACTGCCAGTGCCTGAAGAAGTTGACGACCAGGACTATGAGTTTGAGTCTTACGATTTGGAAGTTGAAGCCTTGGCACAGGCTGGAGAGAAAACTTGAAAAAGCGATACTACACAGTAAAGCATGGGACGCTACGAGCATTACAAGAGTTTGCTGACAAGCATAACGTTGAGGTGCGCAGGGAAGGGGGAAGTAAAGCTCTGCGCATGTACCGTCCGGACGGGAAATGGCGTACAGTCGTCGATTTCAAAACAAACAGTGTTCCCCAGGGCGTCCGCGACCGGGAATTCGAAGAATGGGAGCAGATCATCATAGATAATGCATTGCTTCTCAATGCGGATTAAACTTCCCCAAATTATGGCTGTTTGCTCACCGAGCATCGCTCAAAGAAGCACGATTCTTCAAACATATAGATAGTGATAGTGCCACAACTTCTGGCTCTAACGGGCTGGGGAGGCGGCGCTTTGTTGCTAAATGATCTGGTTTAAAATGGATATGAAAAAAGAAACGATTTTTTCCGAAGTAGAAACGGCTAACAGCAAGCAACTGGCTGTGTTGAAAGCTAATTTCCCACAGTGTTTTGATAAAAACGGAGCCTTCATTCAAGAAAAATTGCTTGAGATTATTAGAGCATCGGAGGTTGAACTCTCTAAAGAATCATACAGTTTAAACTGGCTGGGTAAATCTTATGCCCGTTTGTTGGCCAATCTACCACCGAAAACGTTGTTGGCAGAAGATAAAACACATAACCAACAAGAAGAGAACAAGAACAGTCAAAACCTGTTAATCAAAGGGGATAACCTCGAAGTATTGAAGCATATGGTTAATGCTTATGCTGAAAAGGTGAATATGATTTACATTGACCCACCATACAATACGGGTAAAGATGGATTCGTCTATAACGATGATCGCAAGTTTACACCAGAACAGCTTTCTGAACTGGCAGGTATCGAGCTTGATGAGGCTAACCGCATACTTGAATTTACCACCAAGGGTTCAAGCAGTCATAGTGCATGGCTGACATTCATTTATCCTCGTCTTTATATTGCACGTGAACTTTTAAAAGAGGATGGAGTAATATTCATCTCCATAGACGATAACGAAGATAAACAGTTGGGATTATTATGCGACGAAGTATTTGGGCAAGGTAATTTTGTTGCAAAACTCCCTACAATCATGAATCTCAAAGGCAATCATGATAACTTTGGCTTTTCAGATACGCATGAATATATATATGTATACGCTAAAAACAAAGATGTTTGTAGTTTGGGGCAATTCGATATTGATGAAAGTGAAGTTGAAAAAGAGTGGGATGAAGATGAATATGGGCTATTTAAAAGAGCTGATACATTAAAGCGTACTGGCCAAGATGCTTCTAGAAAATCAAGACCAAAAGGTTGGTTTCCGGTATTCATCAATTCAGAAAATAAGGTTTATGTAACAGATGATGATAAACCTCTTAACGAAGATGACTATGTACTTTACCCAGTAAGCCCTACGGGTGAAGAGCTTTCATGGTCGTGGGGAAAGAAAAAAATAAATGATGAGTTTTATAATCTAATAGTAATAGATATAAAAGATGGTAAAAATATCTATAAAAAACAGCGGCCTGCTCTTGGAGAGCTACCAACTAAAAAGCCAAAATCAATTTGGTATAAACCTGAATATAGTACAAGCACGGCGACAACTGAGCTTAAAAATCTTTTAGGTGCAAAATTATTTGAAGGACCAAAACCTGTTCCTCTTATAACCGATCTTGTAAAAATAGGAACAAAAAAGGATTCATTAGTTCTTGACTTTTTTGCTGGCTCTGGTACGACAGCAGAAGCTGTTGCATATTTAAATGAAAAAGATTCAGGCTGTAGGAATTTTATATGCATACAAAAAGATGAAGTTATAAATAAAACAAAGAATGCCTATTCTCTTGGCTATAGATCTATTTTTGAAATAACAAAAAAAAGGATACAGGAGGTATTTAAAAAAAGCACAACCACAAGTGATAATGCGGCTAAAATAGGTTTCAAAGTGATTCATACTATTGATGACTTTAGAGCAAAAGTTGAGTCTGAACTTACGCTCACTAATCATACATTCTTTGATGATGCGGTATTAACGCCTGAACAGTATGATGCCCTATTGACTACATGGTGTGTATATGATGGTAGCTTGTTAACAACACCTATTGAAGATGTTGATCTTAGTGGCTATACAGCACACTTTTGCAATGGACGTCTGTATTTGATTGCACCTAATTTTACTAGCGAAGCATTGAAAGCGTTGCTCCAAAAGCTGGATTCAGATGAAGATTTTGCCCCAAACAAAGTCGTGTTTTATGGTTGTAACTTTGAAAGTGCAAAACAAAGGGAGCTTAATGAGGCGCTAAAAAGTTATGCTAACAAAAAATCTATTGAGTTAGATTTAGTGGTAAGGAACTAATCATGTCAAAAGGGTTCACATTCGAAAAGAACTTACCGCATCAGAAAGCAGGTGTCGATGCGGTGATGAACGTTTTTGTTTCCGCGACATCTCATCAGGAGGATAATGTTTCTATTCGCCTGTTAGTTAATCCAGAATTACGGCTTACTGAACAGCAATACTATAAAAATATAAAAAAAGTTCAGGAACTCAATGGTATTGAACATGTAAAAAATAATTACGATGCTGGAAGCAACGTAATCGATGTTTCTATGGAGACAGGTACAGGTAAAACGTATACCTACACTAAAACAATTTTTGATCTGAACAAATCATTTGGCATTAATAAGTTTATCATTATTGTTCCTACTCTATCGATCAAAGCTGGAACAGTGAACTTTTTGAAAAGCGATGCGTTAAAAGAACACTTTAGAGATGATTATGAGCGTGAAATAAAGACTTACGTTGTTGAAAGTCAGAAAAATGCCGGTAAAAGCACAAAATCGTATATGCCTCAAGCTATACATGATTTTGTTGAAGCTAGTAATTTCAATAAGAAATACATACACGTTCTTGTTATTAACACGGGAATGATTCACTCTAAGAATTTAAATTCCACTTATGATGTTGGCTTGCTTGACAATCATTTTGATTCTCCCTTTTCAGCTCTTGGTGCGGTAAAACCATTCATTATCATTGATGAACCACATAAATTTCCTACTGGTAAAAAGACATGGGAAAATATAGAGAAGTTTAATGCTCAATATATTATCCGCTACGGTGCGACCTTTAGTGAAGGCTATAAGAATTTAGTTTATCGACTTACAGCTGTGGATGCATTTAATGAAGACCTTGTTAAAGGTATTGATGCGTACATTGAGGATATTGTTGGTGATGGTGACGCCAACCTAAAGTTCATTAAATCTGATGGGGAAGAAGTTACATTTGAGCTAAATGAAAATAACAAGAAAACTTTATTTAAGTTAACAAAAGGTGAATCTCTATCTAAGACACATAGTGCTATTCACGATTTAACTCTTGATGCCTTAGGCAAGAATACAGTAGTGTTGAGTAATGGTATTGAGCTAAAAATTGGTTGCTCAATAAACCCCTATTCTTACGATCAGACACTTGCTGACAGCATGATGAGGAAAGCTATCAAAGAACACTTTAAGTTAGAAAAAGAGTTTCTGACACAAAGGCCACGCATAAAGCCTCTTACTCTTTTCTTTATTGATGATATTGAAGGTTATCGTGACGGTAATAATATTGCCGGAAGTTTGAAAGCTAAGTTCGAAGAATATGTTTTGGCAGAAGCTAATGAACTGTTAAAAATAGAAAAAGATGAGTTTTATAGTAACTATCTTGAAAAAACAGTTAAAGATATATCTTCCGTTCATGGCGGTTATTTTTCAAAAGATAACAGTGATAAGGATGATAAAATCGAGAAGGAAATCAACGAAATCCTTCATGACAAAGAGCTTTTGCTGTCTTTAGATAATCCACGTCGTTTCATTTTCTCCAAATGGACGTTGCGTGAGGGATGGGATAATCCTAATGTCTTTCAGATCTGTAAGCTCCGTTCGAGCGGTAGTACCACATCCAAGCTTCAAGAGGTAGGGCGCGGTTTGCGTCTTCCTGTGAATGAATACATGTGTCGAGTGAAAGACCGCAATTTTACCCTTAAATATTATGTCGATTTTACAGAAAAGGATTTTGTTGACTCACTTGTTAAAGAGGTCAATGAGAGTTCTTTCAAAGAAAGGGTTCCAAGTAAGTTTACTCAAGAGCTTAAGGAACAAATCAGGGCTCAGTATCCTGAGCTTTCATCCAGAGCACTAATGAATGAACTTTTCAATGATGAAATCATTGATGAAAATGATAATTTCAAAGATTCAGATGCCTACAGCCGCTTAAAATCCAAATATCCAGCAGCATTCCCTATAGGAGTGAAACCAGGTAAAATCAAAAAAGCTACTGATGGAAAAAGACGCACTAAAATGCGTGTTGGTAAGTTCAGTGAGCTGAAAGAACTATGGGAATTAATCAATCAAAAAGCGGTGATTGAGTACAAAATAAACAGTGAAAATGAGTTTTTATCCATTTTCAAGTCATTCATGCTCGAAGAAACAGAACGATTTACCAAATCAGGCGTTCATACTCGCATTGATAAAATTTACATCCACAATGATATGGCAATGTCGAAAAGCATTGTTAGTGATGACGATGACTTTGCTAAGCTAAACACAATGAGTTATCGAGAGTTTCTCGATAACTTATCACAGACTATTTTTGTTAAACACGATACTTTACATAAAGTTTTTTGTGATATAAAAGACACTATTAATATCACTGAATACCTGAATATTCAAACAATCAGAAAAATTAAATCTGGTTTTAGTAAGTATTTGTTGAACAATTCGTTTAACAAATTCAGCCTCGGATATAATTTGATTTCGGGTTCAATTCATCCCACAAAGTTCACAAATGCTGATGGTAAGCCTCTAGACGAGGTATTATCAAGTGATCTTGGTGTATTACAGGATAATTCAAAAGCACCATTAGATACTTATCTTTTTGAAGAGGTTTTTTATGATTCAGAGCTTGAAAGGCGTAATATAACAGATAGAGAGATCCAGTCTGTTGTTGTTTTTTCAAAGATACCGAAGAATTCTATTAAGATCCCGGTAGCTGGTGGATACACTTACTCACCCGATTTTGCTTATGTTGTAAAAACAGCAGAAGGTGATTATCTTAACTTTATCATTGAAACAAAAAACGTAGATAGTAAGGATAGTTTACGGCTTGAAGAAAAAAAGAAAATTGAACATGCCCAGGCGCTTTTCAATCAAATAAGTCAGTCTGTTAAAGTTGAATTCAAAACGCAGTTTGCTAATGATGATATTTATCAGTTAATCAAGAGCGCATTACCATAATTCCAGTTTAAAAGGAGGTGAAAACCTCCTTTTTATGACATCCAACACGACCTGAAAGAAGTGGCGCTCAGGTCGTTAAAAATAGTTTCCCTTTCCAGTTAAGATTCCATGTGGAACGCTTTTTTCCGCAAGTCTCTGTGTGCCGCGAATTATGTTAATCAGTGGGCTTAGTAACGATGGTTCCTGGCGTGGCTCAACTTCTCCAGCCATTGCCCTGATGTAGTCGGAGTTTGCAACGTTGTTGTATTCCGTTGCGAAGCAGCATAACAACGTCAGAACGTGCTCTGTCGTTATTTCGCTCCAGTTGATGTTGAAAAATTCATCGCCTTTTTTGTCATGTTCGGAATCGAAGATGCTTTGGTGGAGGATGTATTTGCCGGATTCCTTGCGCGGTAACTTGATCGCTTTCTGGCGTTCCAATTCCTTGTAAATCTGCATTGCTTCAATCAGTACCGGTCTACCGTTCATGAAGGGATCACGCAACCTTACACGCTGGCCAACTCGACCGGTAATAAAGCTGTTTTCCTCTTCCACCAGCACGATAAAACCCTTTTCCTCTTTTTCTCGCAATTCGCGCAGCAGCTGGAGTTCCATATCGCGGCGGCGTTCAGGGTAGCTGTTCCGCTCAGCCATTATCAGCTCATTGTTGATCCATGCAGCAGTCATTGACGCCGGTTTGCCGACGCTCATTGAAACAACGCATATTTTCTTATCCATAGCGCCCCCTACAAAAAAGAAAAGCCACCAGCGGCGGCTTAGCAATACAACAGAAGGTAGCGCCCGGTACTCAGACTGTGCCGTCCATGGAATATTTGAAAAGGGATCCATCCGTACCGGGCGTGTGATGATTCTGACTCAAGTCACTTGTCAGTTGTCAATCATTTAAGATTAAAAATAATATATTTATTAGTGCATGATGTTTGCCATTTCATAGGCGTCAGCCAGCAACTCCATCTCTGACTTGTTCAGCAAGGTGAATTCTTTCTTGCCTCCAACCACACCATCGGCATGAACAGGGACCAGCCAGGGGTATTTTTCTCTTACTTCAGCCGGTGCTGCATGCTGGTGGTGCCATCTACAAAGTGGCAATTGCTTTTTGTGACAACCAGGCGCGGTACGACCGGAGATATGGTGCAGAGACACCTCTTCAGATATTACTCCATGCATATAGCAGGCAATGCAGGGGAGAGCGCCAAGAGCATTGGCTATGCGCCGCTCCTCCGCCGTCGGTGTTCGTCCCTTCAAGCCACGAGATTTTATTTTTACCGCGCTTTTCCGCGTTTTGCTGGCTGGTGGGCGCTCTTTCTGTTTAGCGATACGGCGGTCGATAGTATTCCGCATTTTCTGATATTGAGATTCTCGCCAGGCCGGATCAGCCAACTTCTCCCGTTGCCGAGCGATCGCTCGTTCTCTGGCTGCCTTCTGCCACTTACGGTGCTGTTCAATTTTTTGTTCGATTGTTTTCATATGGCAAAAAAAAGGCGGCCTGATGGCCGCCAATGATGTCAAGGAGTTAAGTAATGGCAACGTCTTCGTAGTTGACAAAAACTGCGGCTCAATTATAGCAATCAATTAGAGCAATGGTAGATATTTTGTTTATCGCGAATCACATTTTTTCACTTCAGTACCTGTGTGCTATACTCCTTCTTGATTGATTGGATGCGGAATACAAACCCGCTCTTTTGTGCAGCCTGGCTCCTTGCCAGGCTTTTTTTATTTCATCATGGAAGCTGTTAATGCTTTGGACCTTGCTGAACTGATTGAGAGGGCTTTGTCAACGTGCCCCAAAAATTCGCCAAACTCAGACATCACTTTGGCAAAACCGCGCCGTGCTTCTTCCTCGGTGGCATTCATCACGAAATGTTCAGCACTACGAATACTTTTGACAGGGAACGCAACAGATATTGAGTCAATATCAGCCATTCTATCGCTTAACTTTACAGTGACAATGACGGCTGGCGACTGAATATTAGTGCTTACAGACAGCACTACATATTTTCCGCCGATGTCGAAATCCTTTCTCATATGTCACCATAAATATCAAATAATTATAGCAATTTCTTATATATTGACGGCTAATCACCATCTTCTAGCAGGCGCACCATTGCCCCCGTTTCACTATCCAGATTACGGATATAGTTCATGACAATATTTACGTTGGTCCAGCCACCAGCTTGCATGATCTCCGGTATTGAAACTCCGGCGCGGGCCATATCTCGCGCGGCTCCGACACGGGCACTGTGTCCAGACCAGGCCAGGTACCTCTGGCCAGAGTCATCCTTAGCCCCGTAAATCAATCGGTGAGTTGCTTCAAAAATCCCTTCCAGGGCGCGAGTTGATAGCTGGCTGGTGGCAGATGGCGCGGCAACACCATTTTTTCTGACACGGCAAAACAAGTAGTTATTCGGATCATCAGCCACACCAGAGACAGAAATCCATCGCTCAACCAGTTTAGTTACCCCCAGACTAAGTGCCTTCTCTACACCAGCGGTGCTAACCAGCGTTTTCGTTCTGCCAATATGGATTAACATTCTCCCACCGTCAGTACGTGAGATATCTTTAACCCTGATCCTGGCAATTTCGGCTATACGTAACAGGGTGTTATAAGCAATCCCCAGAAATGCCAGATTCCGTATATCCTGGCAGCGATCGCTATTTCCCATGAGTGAACGAACCTGGTCGAAATCAGTGCGTTCGAACGCCAGCGCCTGTTTTGCACGCTCACCGGCATCAACGTTTTCTTTTCGGATCCGTCGCATGACCAGTGAAACAGCATTGCTGTCACTTGGTCGTGGCAGCCCGGACCGACGATGAAGCATATTTAGCTGGCCCAAATGTTGCTGGATAGTTTTCACTGCCAGACCGCGCGCCTGAAGATATAGAAGATAATCGCGAACATCTTCAGGTTCTGCGGGAAACCATTTCCGGTTATTCAACTTGCACCATGCCGCCCATGACCGGCAAACGGACAGAAGCATTTTCCAGGTATGCTCAGAAAACGCCTGGCGATCCCTGAACATGTCCATCAGGTTCTTGCGAACCTCATCACTCGTTGCATCGACCGGTAATGCAGGCAAATTTTGGTGTACGGTCAGTAAATTGGACATTTAACACTCAGATAATGGTTTTAAGTAAAGTGTACAGGATCGGCTCTGCCTTTACCTGTTTATGGTTCTCGTCATAGAAACGCCAGCGACCGCGCGTGCGTTCTATTTTCTCTTCACCGCGCGATAATGACAGTTGACAACTATCACGATCAAACCCTTTTGCCCGCCAGTAACCACGGTTTTTCTCAAGCTCAAGATGAGTGGACACTTTAGCAGCTGAATATCCCATTTTTCACCTCTGATTGATTGGTGGTGCTAAGTGCGCTACGCGAAATCTGGAGCACTAACACTGCCAACATTTCGCAGATTTTACGTAGCGCAACCTTGATCAAATGATCAAGTGATCACTATTTGACCTGATAAGGTATTGAACTGTATGGATTTACAGGTAAATTAATCATGTTCAATAACCCTTAAGATAACTTCGTATAATGTATGCTATACGAAGTTATCAGGTCCGAAGAGGAGTTTACGTCCAGCTGCGCACAAAAATCAAGAATTATTAGAGCAATAAATTTTGAGAGAAAAATCCCACTCCACCAGCTAAAAACTGGATTGTTTTTCATAGTTGTTTGACAATTGCTCTAATAAATTATAGTTTTGCCGCCGTTACGTAATACGACTTTGGATTCACTATTTAATGTGTCTTCAGCGTTGTAGAGCGGCTCAGAAGGAAATGAGCAAACAGGGAAACCTTATACAACGGCATTACAGCTATGCATTGCTCATCTTACACACAGCGCAATGTTGTTAGATTACCCCAGCATGGATCATGGGTGAAACAGTAGGTCAGAGCTTCAGGCTCTGTGTTGTCAATACAGTGAGGCATAATTATGGCTTTCATTCAACCAACCATCGACGACGTTAGACATTGCTCTAACGCTTTATCTGTAGACCCTGCCGAAACCGACGCTGCCCGCGCCATTGCTGAACACTACTCAAAGATATCCAATCAGGAGTACCGCATCACCCAAGACGACCTGGATGACCTCACTGACACAATCGAATATCTCATGGCAACTAACCAGTTAGACTCACAATAAATGCACTAATAAATCTATTATTTTTGTTTGATCCCTCTATAATATAGGTCAGTAATGACCGGTTTTCTCAGCCGGGCGTTATTGACCATGTCAATTCTGGAGGAGGATCAATGATAAATTATGTCTACGGCGAACAACTGTACCAGGAGTTCGTCAGCTTCAGGGATCTCTTTCTAAAAAAAGCTGTTGCACGCGCCCAACACGTTGATACAGCCAGCGACGGTCGTCCTGTACGCCCGGTTGTCGTTCTACCGTTCAAAGAAACTGACAGCATTCAGGCTGAAATTGATAAATGGACTTTAATGGCGCGGGAACTGGAACAGTACCCAGACCTCAATATCCCAAAGACTATTTTATATCCAGTGCCTAACATCCTTCGCGGTGTGCGTAAGGTTACAACTTATCAGACAGAAGCTGTGAACAGCGTCAACATGACCGCTGGCCGCATTATTCATCTGATTGATAAGGACATTCGCATCCAAAAAAGCGCGGGGATCAATGAGCACAGTGCGAAATACATAGAGAACCTGGAAGCAACAAAAGAGCTAATGAGGCAGTACCCGGAGGATGAAAAATTCCGTATGCGCGTACACGGCTTTAGCGAAACAATGCTGCGCGTCCACTACATTTCCAGTAGCCCTAACTACAATGATGGTAAATCAGTTAGTTACCATGTGCCACTGTGTGGCGTGTTTATCTGCGATGAAACTCTCCGTGATGGAATTATCATCAACGGTGAATTCGAAAAAGCAAAATTTAGCCTTTATGACTCCATAGAACCGATCATCTGCGACCGCTGGCCGCAAGCAAAAATATATCGCCTGGCAGATATTGAAAATGTAAAAAAACAAATTGCCATCACTCGCGAAGAGAAAAAGTTTAAGTCAGCCGCATCAGTTACGCGCAGCCGTAAAACCAAGAAGGGGCAGCCAGTAAACGACAACCCCGAAAGCGCGCAATAAATTATGCCCGGCATCAACCGGGCATTCTTCCATTATTCAGCCGCCACCGGTTTTAACAAGCCAGCATCGAGCAGTTTACGCGTCAGCCACTGCTGGCCTTTACCCGTTAATTGAGGCGTCAACCGTATCTGGTAGCCATCTTCATCATCCAGCACCACTTCTTTCACCGTGAAATACCCCGCGTTGATGTACTGCTGGAACGGCACATTTTTACGTCCACCGGACGCTATCAGGATGCCGTTCTCCCGTAACCAGGCAAACAGCGCGTTTTGCTTAAGTCCAACAACCTTTGCAAAATTCCCAATCAGGATCCCTTTAGCCACTGATACCCGGTCGGCAAAATCGACCTTAGGAGCGGCGGCCACCAGCTGCTGATTTAGCTGGTGGGCTTTCGTTGCTTTTGTTCAGCCAGTTCGGCAGCCAGGCGTAGGGCTTCAGGAAGCGTCTGGGGGATTGCGATCGGTTGCTGTTCTTTTTGTCGGAAGTAGCTGTCTTCCAGTTTTTCAAAGAATGCCCATGCCTGATCGGTTTCGAGCATTTTAGCGTGGCGGGCTGCGCCGCGTTCTGTCCAGAGGGTGAGTGAGCGAACATTGCGAGCAATTTTTACAGAGTAGTTTAAAGCTACTCTGTGCTTCAACTCGCGCAATGATTCTCCTTCAACTTTGAAAAAGTGCTTCCCTTCAACAAAGCGTACTTTGTTCTCATGATGATTTTGGCGAATACGGATTGTTTCTGTCCCATACCCTCTAGCAAGAGTCTCGGTTGTCACTACACGCACTCCCTGCCATTCCAGAACGGGAATTTCATCAGACTGATTCTGAACAACCACCAGCTCCGATTCCTGAACTGAAGGTGCATGAATTTTTTCTGATTTAACGTTAGTTGCTTTCATTCTGTGTGCCTCCTTGCGTGCTTCGGCTGCGGCGGTTGCGTAATTCAGATGCCCCTGTTCGAGCAGGTATTCGCGGATATCAGACAACAGGATACGGTGAACCGCGTTCTTGTCCTTTCTCCGGTAAAGTTGTTTGGTGATCATGAAGTAGTTGGCAATAACGCCTGGTATATCCCTGGTACTGATACAGGCAGTGTGCTGTTCAATTGCCTCGATCATCTCTTCACGGGTGACTAATGACGTTCTCATAGTCCCTCCTGAGCAGAAGCGTTAACAGGGAGGCACCAGTAACTGAGAGAATTGCGCAAATCGGTTGAAAAGCGGGCAGAGAAAATGCAGGGAGCGTCAGGAAGCTGAGAACGGGCCTCATCTTCTGTCGGTGCAATAACGAAGTGATAGTGACGTTTTTGGCAGGAGTAAAAGCGCCAGATAAATTCAGGATGAATTGGGGTAGGGACAGTAGCCATAATGGCAGCCTCCTTTGACTAAGTTAAGGAGCTACCGCGTGAGGTCTCAATCTCAATGGCGGTAGCACTGACTGGGTTGAGACTACCGGCGTCAAAGGGAACCGGCCTGCCTTTCGGCAGCCCAGCCAGCACTACCATTGATTTCGGAGCTAAACGCTACGTATGGCTGTGCGATGGCATGACACAAAAAAAGACGCTTTCGGCGTCTGTGTCGCCTTTGACATTATCCGGGGTCTCAATCCCGGCACCCGTTTTAATGAGGTGCCTGATAAGCATAAACCGAAAATGCCTCAAGGCGCAAGAGGTCAGGCTCAATGTAACATCGGTAGTTAAAAAACACAATTTATTAGAGCAAATATTCATTCATTAAGCCATGCCAGAGCCTCATCAACCTGCGCTTCGTCTTCGACGCTAAGCACTTCATCCTGGGGAACATAATCCGCCAGCATAGCGAAACAATATGTATCCCAATGGTCTGGTGAGTGCAGGTTGAGTTTTTTCTTCATATCCTCCTTACTCATCACCTTCCATTGACCTGCGGAGTTAATCCCTACAGGGATTTTCGACGCTTCCTCAATAGTTTCATTACCCTTATCCAGTCTCATACGACCTGATTTTACGGCCTCTGCGGCTTGAACGTTGGCATAAGCACGCTTATCAAAGTACAGGCTCTTATCTTCACGGCTATGCATCTTTTTACCCCAGCGTATACGCTGTACGGTAATACCATAATACTCGTACATCAGATCCGCCGTTGCTTTACCCAGGCCATCGCCGTCTATCGCTATGGTGATATTTGGGAATCGCTCAGGATTACATTCTGCGAAAATTTTGGCGGCAAGCTGCGTTTCTGTAACGTCTGTGTATTCCAGCATTCGATAGTTGATTACACGGCGTTTATTTCGCTGGCCGGACACCATCATGATATTGATAACGGACTTATCCCGTCCCGTACCACCAGCAACGTCCACACATGCAAGCCAGCCCCATCCTTTGGCAATCTTGACTTTCCGCCGCGTTGCACGTTCAACCTCATCACGTCCAAGAAGGAAGCCATCCTGTGATTTAGGAAATAGGCCGCGTACCTTAATCATGTACATAGGGTTATCACGCCCGCCGTACTCCGCCAGCTTCATTTTGATAAATGCTGGCGTTACCAGCGGTGATTCCTCACTGTTAAGCGTGATCGCCGTATAAACGCCATCAGGGTTACCAGGACGCTTGGCCAGTTTATGGTGAGTATCGTAGAAATACCCGCTTGGGCGTGTAGGCTGTGACAGCAATAAGATGCGGTTATCCTGTCCGGTAAGAGCACCGGTGATGATACCGAAAGCTCTATCACTGACACCGGAGGCTTCATCGATAATATACAGAAGATGATCTGCGTGTTCACCGGCGAGAGCTTCTTCACTTCCCAGACGAAAGCCCTTCGGTACTACAGTCCATACACCTTTACCAGTAACCTCATAGAAAGCGGTTTCTGTCAGAACAAAATAATCAGCAAGCCATGGAAAACGGCTGGTGGCAGTAGCCCAGTTTATCTTGATGTACTTGAATATACCGGTCATTACCTGCTGAATTTTGTTCGCAACGATAATGGCACGGGCACCGGGATACATGATTATGAACAACATGATCATGATAGAAGTCATGTCTGATTTCCCGGTACCGTGACCAGACGAAACAGATGTCTTGCTACCTTGTTCCTGCACAGACTCAATAATCAGATCCTGCTGCCAGGTAGGTGTTTTGCCGAACAAAACATCAGCGGCAGCAATCCAGTCATAACGATATAGCGCCACCAGCTCGCGCCAACGTGGATCCGTTACGCAACTTCTGGCCATTAATCATCATCCCCGTATAGCTTGCGGGTAACTTCTTCGTCTTCCTCCTCGTCTTCGTCCAGGTCTTGTTCCAGCCATGGGTCGTTTGATACACCTTCAGTATCAACATCTCCATAACCGCCTGTATCAACGATATCGGCGATTTCTTCCCTACGCTGCTCAATCCACAATGCGGCATCGGCGCGGCGGTTGGCGGCCCGTTCTCGCGCAACTTTGTCCAGATCTTCAAGAGAAGGGCCACCGACGGCTGTTTGCCTTTCCTCATCATCGGTATTGGTCTTAGGAGCACGCAGATCGGCTTTGATTTGCTCCAGCATCAGGGGCGGCACTTTTCCGCCATGCGCCTCGATGAATTCAGCTGCTTCCAGCACTGACCAGTTATTTTCACGCTTTCGTTCGTATGCCAGCTTAACAATGCCAGCTTGCCCCATAGATAAAGCGTGCTTTTCCGCCTCCCGGCTTTCTTTTCGATAGTTATTCCGGATGCTGTAAATGGTGTTGATCAGGCTGCTTATCTGCGCGGAACAGCTGTTTAGCATGCTCGCGATACGATATTCAGGCGGAGTCCCTTCATCATCGTCTTTTTGCTGATCGCGCATTTCCTGCACCAGACGAATACACGTATCCCTGGCGTTCTCCAGCATAAGGAGATGAGAAAGAGACTTTTCCAGAAGAGTGGTTTCCAGAACATCGGCCCCGGACCGACGCAACATAGCGCGCGCGGCCTTCCGCGCTTCAACGTTATCTATCAGGTAATCGCCAGCTTCGAATTCAAAGCGTTCACCATCATCATCCAGGGTGTCGCGTTCCAGGCGATCACGTAAGGTCCGGTGGGCGCGGGTGATCACGTCATGATCATCAGAACGATCATTTATGCGCTTATTCTGGCGCTTCGCGTTCTCGACTGCGGCACTGACAACAGCATTAACTCTTTGTTTTTCAGCCATTTCAGCCACAATATGATCACCTGCACGTTGATCATTAGCGTGATCAATGATCATGCTTTTTAGTGGTTTTCTGACAGGCTTATTTGGCTTACGGCTGTCCGCTGTTCCGGTGTCTTCTTTGAATGCACGGAGATAACGACGTGCGGTGTTTGGGTTGAGATTAAACTCGGCGGCATATTGTGCGATGGTGTAACCACCATCTCGCGCCAGGCGAGCAAAATTCTTCTTGTGATCGTCCCAGGTCACTTATGCTTCCTTTCGTATAAAACTCTTTTTGACGCGAGGGTAACGAAAGTCACATGTCAAAAGGCCCGGAACGGGCAAGCAATCAATCAGATACGTGCGGATGTGGCATTACCGTAATGACGGTGCTGACGGACCACCTTATTGAAAAGTTGACGCGCCATCACCCAAGGCTGGTGCTCCCGGCGTTCCTTTTCGTCCTGCGTCATATAGAGTTCGTTCTGGAGTTTTTCATCAAACCGGCGCGGAGCGCGGCTGCGGCGAAAGAATTCAGGATTCAGAGAGTAGATCTGAAATCTACGTGGGCGTGTACTGTCATCAATCAAAACAGACGAATACTTAGACACAGCGATAGCCTTTAAGCGCAGATAAACATCGCGCTTATCGACATCCAGATGCGGGTATTCCTTTTCAAGAATTGCTGCGAGTTCTTTCGCTGATAGAAGAGATTTAGTGCGGATCATGTAATCCGCAATCTCGTACGATGTTATTCGTGAGTGATTTATTTCCATGAAGTGGCGTCCCTGCCAGTTAAGTAACATCCTGTCACCTACTGATTAGCCCATGTCAACTAATCAACGTCGAATATAATACCCTCGATTAAAGAAATAGCAATACATTAGAGCAATTTTATCTAACGCTCGACGAGTGACTTGTGATAGCGCCGACTCCAAGCGCGTAATCAAAGAACAATCGTTGATGCATCGCCAGCCTACCGTGCGTCTTCTCCCAATTATCGCGGTCACGCTCAATATCACGCTGGCATGACTGGCACAGAGGAATAGCATAAATGTCATGCGCGCATAATCGACTATGACGAACGATATAAGGCGTAATGTGAGCGCCAGCTCCCGCAGCTCCACAGCCACAGCATGGACGGGAAGCCACAAAGTCCATGTACTCGGGCAATTTTAGCGATTGAAGTTTTGGTATTTTGAAATGCGCCATACCTGGGTCGGAGTCAACATCCACAGGGCATACTTTTGCACGCATCGGCGCGGCGCGTTCTTCCATCATCTGAACATATGCTGTAGCGCGATCGTCATACGGGCGAATATCCGCCTCTTTCAGAGGTCCGCTATCCTGCGGAGTAGCCTTCATCTTATTTATTGATATGCGGCAGACTTCTTCCGGCATCAGGTGCATCATGTTGCGCATGAAAGCCCACCAGCACAGCTCCTGAATACTTAAATCATGGCTATTTGAAAGGCCCATTTCCTGACGGGCGACATCCAGTATCCAGTTAACGCGATTATTGTGCAGCGTTTCTTTCAGCTCATTAAAACCACGCATCCGGTAATGGTTATCGTGATGCCAGCACAACAACACCGCGCTATTGTCTCGTTCTGCGTGGACAATATGGTTGTCACACCAGCTACGATCTGCGGCCTGGCATTGCCCCTCTTTCCTGCGCAACCACGCCACCAGCGAGTCAATTCCACCAATACGGCGAAACAGTTCATCGCTGTTAAAAAACGGCTGCAACGCCTCATTTGTTGCCATGGTTTGCTCGGTAACAACGAGGCCGTCTTCCATGTGCTCGATTAACTCACGCGGCACCGGCTCCATAATAAATTTACGGCCAGCCTCCACCAGCTTTCTGACTTCCTGATCCACTTTGAATGTGGCGACGCCAAGCTCTTTTTGTACAAAGGGAGTAATTACGGCTTTCACATCACACCTTTCATCACTGATTGGGCTTTATCTGCTGCCCGGCATTCTCTGTTTAAGCACAACCATTTCCTGACGGCATAACACAGCAATAGCGGTCCTGGCACCAATTTGCTTACCAACCAGGTATTGCTTTACCTCGCGGCGACTCACGCCATCAAGAAGCATCTTTAACGCTTCACGGGACAACTTGTTGTATTTACGTGCCATTAATCTACTCCGCAGAACCATACAATCTACGTAACGTGTCGGCGACAGAAGATACAGATATCTCGCCAGTCGCAGCCCCTACAGTAAGGTCTGCCAGTTCAGGGGAATCAAATACCTGCACCCCGTTACGGCGTAGAAATAGCAGCGCACTGTTTAGCGCGGTACGCTTATTGGCATCATTGAATATATGCCCTCTCGCTGTAGCTACCAGGTAGGTGGCGGAGACTTCGAAAAGGTCGCTGATCTCTTCGTAGGCAACTCTGGCCTGAACTCTCCCGATAATGGCCTCTGCCCTACCCGGATCAGACATTCCCGGCAGGCCGCCGTAGCGGCTTATATTCGCATCATGAAGCGCAATAAGTTCTTCCGGTGATATATGCCTCATTATCGGTTAACCAGTTCCTTGTTGGTGGAGTCCAGGGTGTCAAACAGGGATGCAAATTCAGCATCCAGCGCCGCTTTTTTGTAGGCTTCGAAAGTAGCCTTGCTGACAATTACTGCTGGCTCACGGCCTCTGCGGGTGATTTCAACCTCTTCCCCGGCTTCAACATTGTTGAGCACTTCAGAAAGGTTGCCACGCGCGGTACGGAAGTTAATGGATTGCATAAACACCTCGTGTACTCGTTATGTGTACACAATTATAAACTTCACAGGCATAAAGCACCAGCCCTTTGCAGCTTAAATAACCGGACAATCATCAAACTCCCCACTTCGGGCATCATTGATGACATGAGTGATCACACCAAAAACAGCATTACTGCCCGTGTATCCATCGTCATCTACTGGTAACGCCTCTTTCTTCCCGGTGCTTAAATCCTCCAGGTGCTGGCGCGGATACTTCCTGTATCTCTTTATGCGATATTCACCCTCCATAGCGCACACAAGCAGAGAACCATCAACCGGAGTAAGCGAGGAATCAACCACCAGCAAAGCACCCTGCAATATTCCCTCACGGTGATGGCTATCAGCTGCCCGCATGAAGTAGGTTGCTGATGGATGCCTGATTAGTTGCTGATCAAGAGAAATTCGGCTTTCAACATAATCCGCCGCAGGAGAAGGGAAGCCCATAGCGTTTTCACCTCAATAATACTGTTAATTTATACAGTATACATTAAAGAGACACCTTTGGTGCAAACGCGTTACGTACATCAACCACCGCTGATGATTTTGTGCTCTTTGCTACTATTCATCACCAACGGATCAGCGTATCGGTAATTCACATTGGCTATGTCCGCCTGTCCATCGAAGAAGATGAAGATCGTTATATCGTACGCCACTATACATTGGACAGAAAAGAGCTTCCCAATGAATGGAACATGAGTAATTTCTACAACGGTGAATATGGCTTAAAACCCGCTATGAATGGCGCGGGCATTGCGTAATAGCCTAACAACTATTCTGTTTTCTGATATGCCGGATCGTTCCCTTTTGGCAGCTGGAGGCTTAACTGCCGGTAGTGCCGTAGACGTTCCATGAAATAGGTGCGCAGATTCTCTGGTTGCTCGCGGGCTACCTGTTCAGCTATGACAGGTATGTTCAATCGCTCTTTGTACGCCACACCGCTGGCAGCCAGATCAACGTTAACCTTATCCCGTTCTTCCTGACTTTTAGCTGCAATATTCCAGTCGCTCATATTTAAGGCTCACATTTCCAGATGGTATTCTGAACACCCGAACCGGGCGCAAGATTAGGGTTAGCGTTCGCGCTATGCTGATATACTGCTTTAGACTTCCCATATTGCTGACAGGCTTTATCTGCGGTTTTTTGCAGGCTATCCAGGCCATACCAACCATCTGACTGTATGCTTACCTTTTCACCGTCGTTGTATTGCACCATTGCACACCCAGATATAGCCAGTATCGCACCGACAATAACGCTTTTCCATAAAACTCTATGCAACATATACAAAAATCCCCTCTGTGAATTGAGGGGATTTTAGCATGGTGATCAGATATCGGCCTTATTCGGAATTTTATCAGCCACCAGCGGCAATAAAGCCTTCGCCATTTCATGAACCAACATGGCATCAATGACGCCTAGCGTATGGCCCGGTTTAATGTTTAATGCCGCCTCAAGATGACTCCTTTCCAGGCCGCTTTTCTCGGCTTGTTTATGACGATCTGGTGTAATAACTTCGCCCAAAACGCGGCTAATTTTTTCTCGTAATTGCTGGGTGCCAGCACACTTGATCGCTGTATCGTGGAGACGGTTAACCAGTTCGCGATAAACATGCGGCTTAATGCGGATACGTTCACCGGTGACGCCCTTTCCTGGCGCTGGCACCGAACTATCCGGATAGTTGCCAGCCTCGTAAGCTACCCGCAGCCAGTGCATGAATGTTTCAGTGGACACACAACCACAGTCCACATCGATTTTTCCGCGTTGCTGTTCCAGCCACTGCTCAAAATTCAATCTACACGTATTACTTTCATGTTGCTCTTTTTGTCTCAAGGCCAGCATCTGCTGGGCTATTTCCAATACTTCATCTGCCGTATATCCAGCACCGTGACCATACATTTCGATACGGGAAATAATCTCTGATATACGCTCTTCAGTGATTCTGGTCATTTCTTTTTGCGCCATTTCTTTTCACATTCCTTAGTCCATTTTTCAATGTTCATTTTGGCAATATCAGTCATTCCATCACCTAAGAAATACTTTTTCCGGTATGTCTTGCACTTAAACCACACTACAACAGCCACCAGCCAGAAAATAAAAGGCCATACAGCAATACCAACGACAGCCGCGATAAAGCCCAATAGCCATAAATGAAGCTCTCCAACTTCTGTTTCCGGCAATATTCTTAAAGAATTAAACAGCAGGCTGAACGAATGGTCGTATGCATTGGCGGTATAAGACATGCAATCCATATAATTAAAGTCATAGCCTGCGGCTGCCGCCCATAATGGGCGGTCAAGAAAATGTTTTAGTGTCATTATATAAATTTAAGGTTCAGACCAGTTATCTTCAATAGCAATGCTTAATCTTTGTAGCCATTCTGCTAATTTCAGCATTGCTTCTCTTTCGCTTAAACCACGAGGAAAATCATCAAGCGAAATTGTTGGCTTGAACCCCCCGCAATTATCCATTTCAACTGTCAGATTTTGTTCCAGCACGGTATTTCTTACGCGGCTATTGTGCCGAAGCAAATATACTGAGCGTGATTTATTGGTTTTGTGGTCTAGCTTATATTCGGTAAGTATCATCTGGCTTTTGCCATGATTATTACCTCTCCACATACTTACCTCACTTAATAAAACAACTCCATGCGTAGTTGATGATTTTTTCCCACGTAATATAAATCTGCACTCCGGCAGTAAAACCAAAGCCAACAATTGCTGAAAAAATCAAAACATTTACTTTTGACATTATAAATTTTCTCTCGGTGTCGTAGGTGATAGCACCATAATTGATAATTTAGTGAGTTAGCAGTTCCATTTTTTTGATGATTTCCGCATGAGCATCATCGTTATCAACACTTAGCTCGTTTAATGCTTCTCGCACTACATCAACTTCTTCAGGCTGAAAGAAGTCGTCGCGGTAATCACCAAATAGAACCGAAACCAGCCTGCCACCAGCAACATCAAGATTGGCGCTAACAGGTGGCTCTTTGCCATCCTCAAATTCGACTACAAAAGTTAATTTCCCCATCGTTACCCCCAGAAGATAAAAATAGCGGCAATCGCCATAGCTACGCCTACAATCGCAAATGCTTCAGGCCAGCTTATTACCTCACCTCCAGTCTCCATACCGCCTGACCAATCCGGCTGGCATGGGTATCTTTGGATACTGTTCCATCTTTAGCCAGCTCCATAAGAATTTTGCGCAAATCTGCCGAACGCCATTCTTCATCAGGAAATTCCTTCTCCATTGCCAACCGCAGATTCCAGGTTGCTATCGTGAATGGATATTCCCCGCCGAGAGCTTTCTCTTGCAGGGCAGCACGGGAACGTATCACCTGCAAAACCTTCTCTTTTACATCCATCATTTTGCCTCCTGCGGCGGTTCTGGTAGCGGCATCCAGTGTGATGGTATCCACGACGCACCAGGTATTACCCACCCATCATTAGCGTCAGGATGCCCCGGGATGTAAGTCGCCCATTTCATTCGCCAGTCACCTTTCCTGTCAAACTCCCTGGCAACAAGAACGGCTGTTTTGGTATCCGGCATTCGCTCACTACAGCTTATCCAACTATCCGGAATTACCGGATAGTTGCCCGACAGCTTGTTCAACTTGTAAGTCTGGCTTACAGGTTTGGCACCATGAAGCATGGCGTCGCTCCGCTCTATGCCATCCAGCGCGATTCGCAGTGCCTGAATTGTGGTAGAGCTATCGTTTGGGGCTATTCCATATCGCTCGAATACAGCTAAATGGTTGCGCATAATCTCAGGCGTAAGCTCTTTGTAAGCATAAGCAAGAGGCTCTGATGCATTATCCGGCACAACCGACGCAAGCGCGGCAGCATAAACAGGAATAACGTCCACTTGCTCTTTATTGCTTTCATCCGTTAAAGCCCAGAATAATTTCCCGGCCGGATGTTTGAAAATATAAGCAATTGGTTCTGCTTCCAGCGATGCCAGAGCAATTTCATACGACCGTCGCTCAATATTGTCTCGCACGTCCAGGCTGCTGATACGCTCTTTGATTTCTTTAATCATTTCTTTGTCGGTTAAAGTTGTCATGCCGCGTTTCCTTCTT